TACGGCGGCCGCTACGGCGATGCCGCCAAGGACCGCGAGCGAAAGCTGGTGCGCGCCATCGACAGCGTCTTCGGCCCGAAGAGCATCGATAACTTCGAGCTCATCGTGGTGGCCGATGGCTGCGAGCGCACGATGGAGCTGGTGCGAGGCATGGATCTCTTCCAGCGCGACGGACGCCTGCGCCTGCTCTCCATCCCCAAGCAGCCGCTCTGGAGCGAGAAGGTCCGGAACGCCGGCATCGTCAACGCCCGAGGGCAATGGGTCGCCTACATCGACACCGATGACGCCTTCACCCCGGAGCACCTTCCGACTTTGGCGCATGCGCTGGCCCTGCTGCCCGACGAGGCGCGCTGGGCGTACTTCGATGACATGGTGCAGGAGCGCGGCGAATGGCAGCTGCGGCTGGCAAGGCTGGACAAGCCGGGCGGCGCCGGCACGAGCAACATCGCGCATCGCGCTGGCATCTTCTGGCCTGTGATCAGCTTCCGCTGGCCCGACATGGGCTACGACCACGACCGGCAGATGATCCGGCACCTGAAGGGGTACGGCGAGCCGCGCTACCTTGGCGCGGGCGGTTACATGGTCATGCACATCCCACGGCAATACGACATCTGAGCCATGCGCATCCAGCTGATCTCGAAGGACAACGGCCTCGGCCTGACCACCGATGTGCAAGTGCTCAGGACCGCCATCGAGAAGGCAGCGGGCGCCGTGGGCCGGGAGGTGACCATCCACTACGCCGATTGGCAGGCGCTGCGCACCATCGATGGGGGCCGCTACGACCTGAGCATCCACTTGGAGCTCGTGAGCCGATCGCTCTGGAGCACGGCCAGCCGGAACATCTACGTGCCCAACCCCGAGTGGTACTTCAACGGCATGTGGGGAGACCTGCTCCCGCGCTTCGATGAGGTCTGGGCCAAGACCGACGACTGCCTGCGCATCTTCAAGCCGCTGCACAAGCGGGTGGTGAAGAGCGGATGGACCAGCCGGGACCGTTACGCGCCGAACGTGGAGCGGATCAAGTCCATGATCCACGTTGCAGGTGGCAGCGATGCGAAGGGCACCATGCAGGTGCTCCAGGCGATGGCCAGGCACCCGGATCTCCGGCTCTGCCTGGTGGTGCGCTCCACGGACAAGTTCAGGGAGGTGCCGGCCAACGTCACCCGCATCATCGGCCCCGCGAACGATGAGCTGGACTACCTGCTCAACGTCCACATGGTGCATCTCTGCCCATCCTCCTACGAGGGCTTCGGCCACTACATCAACGAGGCGCGCTCCGTGGCGGCCTTCATCATCACCACCAACGCGCCGCCGATGAACGAGCTGGTCTCGAGCTCCTACGGCGCGCTGGTGGCCGCGGCATCCTCCTCGCGCATGCGTCTGGCGGATGCGCATCATGTCCACGCGGACGCGCTGGCCGACGCGATCGGGCAGGTGATGGCCTGCGGGGATGGGGTGCTGGCCAGGCTGGGCGGCAAGGCGCGCATGGCATACCTGGAAGGCGCGCAGGAGTTCCAGCGCTTCGTCGACAACGCGATATTCGCATGATCCACATCGGCATCATCCACCTTCCCAAGCCAGAGCGGCGCGCCCTGCTGCACACCACGGTGCTCTCGGCGATCGAAATGGGAGCGCTCAGCGTGAGCGTGCTGCGCGACAATCAGGCCATCGGGCCTACCGCAATGGTGCAGCGAGCGCTCGCCGCGGTTGCGCAGGGCAAGGCGGACGACGAGCTTGTATGCGTGATGGACGACGACCTGATGCTCGCGCCTGATGCGCTCTCCAAGGCGTGGGCGTGCATGCAGGCACAGCCTCCGCGCACGGCCCTGACGCTCTGGACGATCGAGCAGAACATCCCGCACAGCATGCGCGAGCAGCGGGGATGGCTCGACTTCCCGACTCATTCGCAGCTGTGGGGAGGGGCCGTGGTGATGCGCGCATCGGACGTCTTCGATGTGAGAGCGGCCATCGGGGAGGCGTGGGCCTCGGCGCCGTCGCTCTGGCGATGCCCGGACACCGCCATCTACAGCGCGCTGCGCTCATGCGGGATTCGGGTGCTGCACCACGTGCCGAGCCTGGCGGACCACATGGGCACCGAGGCGAGCACGCTGGGCAACACCCATAACAATGGGGAGACGCGCGGATACCTCTTCGACCAATGGCAGAGCGCATCATGAACAAGTACCGACTCAAGCGATACGGGCGCGAATGGACGATCGCGGCGGACGACCGGCTCGTCGAGCACCATCTGGCCCTTGGCGAGCCGTGCGAGCACCACATGCTGGACTGGATGGAGCGAAGCATCCCGCACCGGGGCGTATGGATCGACGCTGGCGCCAACGTGGGCAATCATGCCATCCCGTTCTCCTTCTGGGCGGACCTGGTGATCAGCCTCGAGCCCATGCCGCAGAACTTCGCCGCGCTCAAGGCCAACATCGATGGCAATGGCATCAAGAACGTGCTGCCGCTGGCCATCGGCGTCGGCGCGGAGGCGGACCTGATGAGCGCGCGCCTTGGAGGAACCGGACAGAACTGCCAATGGATACTCGAGCCGTTCGCGCCGCATTCCGAGTGGATGCTCCCGGTCCTTCCCATCGACAGCATTGTGCCATCATGGGCGCAGGTGACCGTCCTCAAGCTCGATGTCGAAGGAATGGAGGAGCAGGCCCTTAGAGGTGCCGAGCGCACCATCGATCGATGCCGCCCGGAGATCTTCGCTGAGATCTGGGAAGCGGAAGCCCTGGATTCCATCCGCCGCTTGCTGAGCGCGAAGGGCTACACGCTGATCGAGCGATGGAATGTCGCACCAACTTACCACTTCAGCGCCTCCGGGCGTTACCCCGTCACCTACACCCCTCCGAAGCCATGAAGACCCTCCTTGCTTCCCTTCTGCTGGCATTGGCCGCCCCGGCGCTGGCCCAGGACACCCCCGCATGGTGGCCCCCGCCGCTGGTGCTGGATTCGGTGCCGCCCGGCCACGTGCTGATCTACGAGCGCCCGCTCGCCCAGTTCAACGACTTGGCCAATGGCCGCGCGATCGCCTTGGTGGCGCTGCGCGACCCGATCAACGGGGCATGGTGGCGGGCCATCGCGCGCCACGAGGATGTGGCCGGCGCGCTCCCCGGCGACACCGTGCGCCTTCAAGCCGTGCTGCCATGAGCGCCATGCCGCACGAGTACTCCATCCGCAACGGATGCTTCATCGGCTACGCGGTGGTGATGGTGCCCGTTGAGAAAACTAATCCATGCATGAAGCCCGCCCCCGTGGAAGGCTGGCGCTTCTTCGCCATCGACCTGCGCGATGTGACCCACCTCGGCGCCGGCGTCGATAATGCGGATGAGCGAACGATCCTGTTCCATGGCCAGACCGAGATTGCCACGGTGAACATCGCCGCGCACGACCTGCTCCCGCATTGGCTCTCGGTGCGGCATGCCTTCGAGCGCATCCCCACCACGGAGGAGGCGCGCAGGGACATGGTGCAGGAGTGGGCGAGGACCGAGTCGATTCCCGGGCCGATCAAGCTGAACCTGACCCCGTGAACACAGTCCTGATCCCCGCATGGCGCAGGCCTGAGATGCTCTGGCATTGCTTGGCCAACATCAAGCGCGCCGAGGGCGCCGATCAGCTGCTCTACATCTTCCGCTTCGACCATGGCCACGACCCGGAGCTCCACGATGTGATCAAGGGCTTCCCCTTCCGCCACGAGGTCCACGTCACCCCCCGCACCAGCTACCTGCTCTCCAAGCAGAGCTACAGCCTGCTCACCGGCTACCGCCTCGCCGCCGACCGCAGCGATGGCCTGGTGTTCATGATCGAGGAGGACGTCATGGTCGCCACCGACTTCTTCCGCTGGCACCTGGCCGTCCACGAGGCCCAGCCCGATGCCTTCTGCTCCATCGCCGTGGCCAATCCCAACAGGGACATGCGCGACCAGGGCGCAGCGGACGAGTACTACCTCGGGAGCGGAGACTACTGCTCGCTGGGCGTCTGCTTCCGCCGCGAGGCGCTGCTGGAGCAGGTGCTGCCCCGGGCCACATCGCGCTACTTCGAGCAGCCCGTGGCCCATTGCGCCAAGGAGTTCCGTGATGCGCCATTCGGCCAGGCGTTCGCCGAGCAGGACGGCCTGATCCGCCGCATCCAATGGCGCCTCGGCCCCGAAAGGCCCATCGTGTGGCCGTGGACCCCACGGGCGTACCACGCCGGCCTGTACGGCAAGAACAGGGGGCCAGGGCCTAGCGGATCGTTCGCCCGCAGGCTCGCCTACGTCACCGAGGTGATCTACTCGGACGATGCGATGCGTACATTGGCGCGCCATCCCGAATGGTACAAGGACAGCCGACCGATAAATCTCAACGCAGAGCCGTGGATAACGCTACGCCTGAAACCCCTCGATCCGGATTCGAACCCGTTGGGCTTCTGACCATGCTGCGCAGGGCAGCGATGCGGGCGATTGCCGGCATCCAGGTGGCGCTGTTCGCCGCGACCTTCCTGCTCGCGGCAGGCGTGGTCGGCACCATCCTGATCAAGCCAATCTGGGCGCTGGTGTCATGGCTCTGGGGAGCCATGTGGCCCGCCCTCTAACCCCGAGACCATGAGCACGAAGAAGCCCCTCAAGTACATCAGACCGCTGAGCGAGAAGCAGTGCAACAAGCCTCCGATGAGGCCCTCCGTTAACATCGAGCAGGCGCCTCCCACCGAGGCCTACAAGAGGGGCCTGAGCATGGGCGCGGATTTCATCGAAGCATTCGACCCATCGGACGCTTCGGAGGCAATCCGCGGATTCATCCAGGCGGTGAACGAGCGCCTGCTGACCGCCCGGGACAAGGCCACCACCATGTGCACCAATGCCGAAGCGGCACTGACCGTGCTCCGTGAAGGCGCAACCGTTTGACCCATGGCCAACCGAGAGCACATCCAGACCTACCAGAGCCGCCGCAACGGGGAGTTCGGCTGGCGCTTGGTAGCCGCCAACGGCAAGCGCATCGCCATCGGCGGCGAGACCTTCAAGAACCGCAGGCACGCTGAGCGCATCGCCATGCGCCTGTTCCCTGGCCGGCCGCTCCACCACAAGGGCCTCGCCTGAAACCCCCGCGGCATGCTGCTCCCAAGCGGTCTGAGAGCATTCGCATCCCGTGACGCCGCCGACAAGGTGATGTTCGGATGGGTGCGCGCCCTCACCCGCGTGTTCCCCGGCGTGAGCATCGAGTCGGCGCTGGAGACCTTCGCCAAGGAGTTCTCCTTCGGCCCGGAGTTCAACGTCCCATCGCAGAAGGCCCGGTACATGAAGATGCAGCGCGACTACCTGGAGGCCATGAAGACCAAAGCATGATCGAGGCACGAAGGATACCCATCTCCGAGCTCGCCCCCAACACGGGCCAGATACCCGGCGTCCCGCGCAATCCGCGCATCATCCAGGACGGACGCTTCACCAAGCTGGTGCGCAGCCTCAAGGAGGATCCCGAGATGCTCGAGCTCCGCGAGCTGCTGGTCTACGAGCACGATGGCTCCTACGTGGTGATCGGCGGCAACATGCGCCTGAAGGCCCTCAAGCACATCGGGGAGACGGAGGCGCCCTGCAAGGTGATCCCGCCAGGAATGCCGCCCGAGAAGCTGCGCGCCATCGCCACCAAGGACAACAGCGGCTTCGGCGAGTGGGATTGGGATGCCCTGGCCGAGGAATGGGACCGTGGCGAGCTCGACGAGTGGGGCGTGGACTTCCCGGCCATCACCAAGCCGAAGAAGGGCCTCACGGACCCGGACGCGGTCCCGGAGACTCCCAAGGTGCCCGTCACCCGCCCGGGCGACATCTGGGCGCTGGGCGAGCACCGCATCATCTGCGGGGACAGCACCAAGGCCCAGGTGGTGAGCGCGCTGCTGGTCGGCGCCGAGCCGCACCTGATGGTCACCGACCCGCCTTACGGGGTGAACTACGATCCAAAGTGGAGGGTGAGAGCTGGAGTCAACATGGAAACGGCGGCATCCGGCATTGTTCATAACGACGACCGGGCCGACTGGCGTGAGGCTTGGGCGCTCTTCCCCGGAGACGTGGCATACGTCTGGCACGGAGGGGCACACACCCACACCGTTGCCGATAGCTTGGTGGCAAGCGGATTCGGCCTGCGTGCCCAGATCATCTGGAACAAGGGCCAGCTCGTCATGGGGCGCGGCGACTACCATTGGCAGCACGAGCCCTGCTGGTATGTCGTGCGAGGCGGGAAGACGGGGCATTATGTGGGAGGGAGAAAGCAGACCACCGTCTGGGACATCGCCAAGCCGCACAAGTCAGAGACCGGCCACAGCACCCAGAAGCCCGTGGAGTGCATGCTGCGCCCCATCCTGAACAATTCAAAGCCCGGCGACTTGGTCTACGAGCCCTTCTCCGGCTCCGGCACGACCATCATCGCCTGCGAGCAATCGGGCCGGAAATGCCGCGCCATCGAGCTCGCCCCGGAGTACGTCGATGTGGCCGTGAAGCGGTGGCAGGAATTCACCGGAAAGGAGGCCATCCTCATGGACACGGGCGAGACATTCGCACAACGCGCTGAGGCGCAGGTTGCAGTCGCTTAACAGCCGAAATCAGTGGCAGAGCCGAACCCCATACCCAACAGCAAGCCTTGGCCAAAGGGAGTGTCCGGGAATCCGAAAGGACGACCCAAGAAAATGGTGAGTTCCGTCCTCGCCGAACTTGATGCAAGAGGGGTTGAGGAGGTGTCTCCTGACCAGATACGAAAGGCGTTCAGGCGTTTCCTGAACCTGCCCAAGGACGAACTGCTTACCATCGCCGAGGGGGCTGATGGGGAGCCGATGTTTGATGTCATAGTTGCGCGCGGCCTCTGCTCCAAGAAGGGCTGGGAGGTGCTTGGTGACATCATCGACAGGCTCGACGGCCGCGCCAAGCAGCAACTGGACCTGCAAGGCAACCTCGCCGTGGCCCCGGTGACCCTCTCCGTGGTGGTGCAGCCCCCAAGCGATGCTGCCAGCGGTAAGTGAGGCGCCGGTGGTCGAGGCGGCTGGGATAAGGCCGCTCGGTCAGGGCGCTTCGGACGCCTGGTACCTGCTCAACGACCAGAAGCACACCGAGGTGTTCTACGGGGGCAGTGCAGGCCCCGGAAAGACCTTCCTGCTGTGCCTGTGGGAGGTGTACTGCGCGCTCCGGTATCCCGGGACGGCGGGCGCCCTGTTCCGCGAGAGCGCCGACAACCTCCAGAAGTCCACTTTGGTGACCTTCTTCGAGGTGCTCACCAAGTCCCGGCTGGCCGAGGGCGTCCACTGGCGGTACAACGACAACAAGAAGGTCGTGGAGTGGTATAACGGCTCGGTGACGTACTTCGACTACCTACGCTTCATGCCGCGCGATCCGAACTACTCCCGCCTTGGTGGTCGCCAATACACCCGGGCCGGGGTGGACGAGAGCGATCAGGTGGAGGAACGGGCGGTGGACGTGCTGGCCTCGCGCATCCGGTACCGGCTCACCGAGTTCTGCCACCATTGCGCAGCCCCGGGTATGGCCTCCATGAGCGAGCCGGTGGACTGCGACGATGCGGGCAACCCTACGCAATGGCGGTGCTACAAGTGCGGGCAGTGGACAAAGGGCCTGCTGCCTAAGCTGGGCCTCACGGGCAACCCGGGGGACTACTGGACAAAGTACCGGTACGTGATGACCCAGGATGGGGAGCCGGTGCGCTTACAGCCCCACCAGGCCAAGGTGCTGGTCCTGCTGGAGGACAACCCGGATAAGGCGCACGTGGCGGTCTACAGGCAGCAGTTGGAACGCTCCAGCAGCGACTATGACCGCCAACGCCTGCTCCACGGGGACTGGATGGCCACCAAGAAGACCGGGAGGGAGTTCTTCCACGCCTTCGAAGGGGCAAGGCACCTCGGCCAGCCGGTCTACGACCCGAAGCTGGCGATGCACTTCACCATGGACTTCAACACGGCTCCGTACATCACCGGGCTGCTGTTCCAGATTGCCCACCTGGAGGCCGAGCGCCTGTACGAGGTGCGGTGGCTTCAGGAGCTATGCCTTGCCCATCCCTATGCCGACACGTCCTCCTTGGCCTTGGCGGTGCGACGGGAGCTCACGGACGGGCGGTATAAAGGCCACGAGGCGGGCCTGTTCTACTACGGGGACGCCAGCGGGAAGAACAAAACCACGCAGGTGGTGCAGGGCATCCGGCACAACTACGACATCGTGCAGCGAGACCTGCGGCCGTTCCTGCACAACAACAGCGATCGGGTGCTACGGCGCAACCCTCCCCACACCATCGTGCGGGACTTCGGCAATGCGGCCCTGCGCGGCGACCTGCCCATGCGCATCCGCTTCGACCGCTCCATGACCAGGACGACCACCGACATGCTCGAGGTCAAGGAGGCGGCCGATGGCGGCATCCTGAAGGTCACGGCCAAGGACCACGCCACCGGGGTGACCTTCGAGAAGTACGGCCACTGCCTGCAGGCGATGTACTACGGCCTGGTCGGCGCCTTCCCCCAGCTCTTCGAGCGGTTCGTCCGCAGGTGATACATTCGCCGCATGGACGCCTCCAAGTCCTGCGACGGGAAGCGATGCTACACCAAGCGCGATGCGCAGACCATGCGCAATGCGAAGAAGCGCGAAGGGAAGCTGCTGCGCATCTACCCGTGCAAGGAGTGCGGAGGTTGGCACCTGACACATAAACTCTGAACATGAAGCGCGCGACCATCCCATTCCTCATCCTGCTGCTCGCCACCACGGCGAGCGCGCAATCGGCTCCGGCCGACACCTGCCGCCGCGAGGCGACGGCCTTCACGCCATACGGCAAATGCGAGTGGGTCGAATTCCCCGGAGAGCGCCTGCTCGCCGTGGAGATCAACGGCCAGGACACCACCTGGACGACCATCAACACCGGGCGCCGCGAGCGCCAGCGCATGAAGGCGCGCTATGCCACCACGCGCAATGCCAACCCCAACTGCGCCGAGGAAGCGCGCATCCTGATCCAGTACAAGGCATGCCGGTGACAAGGACCACCATAGAGGCCATCGGTGCAGCGGTCACCGCCAAGGCGATCGACTTGGACCTTGAGGGGGTGCGTCCGCGCATCCGCATCGAGGCGATCCAACCGGTGGGCAAGCCCATCCGGATCGGTTCGCAGCCATTCGATGGCGTCGGCATGGAGCTGAACATCCCGGATGCCGTGAACCTGTGCGATGCGCTAAGGAGCGCCATCGACAGGGCCAGAAAGAACCCAACCGTGGGCTGAGCCCACACCACGCCATGCCGATCACCGACCTGAAGACCGCGCTCACCGTGATGCTGCCGCTCGTGGCCAAGAAGACCACCCATGCGCACTACAAGCACGTGGTGGAGCTCGCCACCCGGTACTACAGGCCGCTGGCGACCGGCAAGGACGCCGACCACCTGCTCCAGCGATTCAATAAGCGCGAGGACGAGGAGGCATTCAAGCAGCGCAAGCGGCTCACGCAGCTGATCACCCCGGCCATCTGCAACACGCTCATGGTCCCGCCCCGGAAGATCCCCAAGGTGCGCCCCGTGGTGGATACCGCGCGCTTCAACGCCGGCGAGGAAGGCGAGGGCAGGACGGTGGCGGAATCGGCCAAGGACAAGGAGCAGAAGCTCGGCGAGGCGGCCTCGAAGTTCCACGCGGGCAAGGGCGTCGACCACTACCTGGGCAGCGTGCTGCTGGACCAAGGCGCGATCGACCCCAACGCGTTCTGCCTGGTGCTGTACAACGACTTCGACCAGCGCTACGACCGGCCGCAGCCATACCCGAGCATAGTGAGCAGCGCGGACGCATGGAACTTCCAGTACCTCAATGGCGAGCTCGAGTGGCTGCTGGTGCACCGCAAGTGGGACTACGAGGTGAAGGTTCCGGGCGCCACCCCGGGCCGGACGCCTCGCAATGCGAAGCCCAGCGACGAGAAGAAGAAGCAGATGAAGTCGGGTGACGCCTGGTGGCTCTACACCTCGATGCACCACGTGATGATGCTGCCCGTGGAGAAGTCGAAGGTGGCCCCGCAGGTGGAGGGCGTGGTGTTCGATTCGAAGGGCAATGGCGTGGACGGCGCATCGGTGGAGCTGGAGAAGCGCGATGCGTACTGGTACAGGCCCAGCAAGGACGAGCTCTACGAGGTGGTCTTCTACGAGGCGAAGGCGGGCAAGGTGCAGGCCTTCCGCCTGGGCTACGTGCCCGACCAGACCACCAAGGGCGAGACCATGGTGAGCATCTGGCACCCAGCAATGCCGTACCTGATGAAGGTGGTGAAGGCCGGCAGCGAGCTGGACCTGAGCGCGAGCCTGCACGCCTTCCTGCAGAAGATCAGCTATGAGAACCCATGCCGGGGATGGAAGTCGCCCGATGGCGTGCTGTTCGAGTGCAACGATGGATACGAGGCAGGCGGGGGATCGAAGTGCAAGGCTTGCCACGGCACGGGCTACGAGGTGCACACCAGCGGCCAGGACCACATCACCATGCGGATGCCGCGCAGCAAGGACGAGGCCTTCGACCTGAGCAGCATCACGCACTACGTGGACCTGCCGGTGGAGGTGCTCCAATGGCAGGACGGCTACGTGGACAAGCTGGAGAAGGCGGCCTACCGCGCCGTCTACAACAGCGACCGCTTCCAGTCGGCGAATTCCGCCACCACCACCGCTACGGGCGACATCATCGACCTGCAGGCGGTCTACGACACGCTCTACCCCTGTTCGCAGTGGTACAGCCGCTCGCGGGTGCTGATCTACGAGCTGCTGGCATCCTTCGTGGTGGGCAGCGATTCGCTCAAGAGCCTCGAGGTCGCGCACGAGTTCCCGCGCAACATGCGCTTCGAGACCATGAGCGAGCGGGTGGCGCTGATGAAGTCGCTGCGCGAGGCCGGCGCCAGCAATGGCGCGCTCGCGCAAGTGGACGACATGATCCTCGACGACTTGTACGTGGACGATCCGCACGCCCGGCGCAGGGCCTCGGTGATGGCCAGCTTCGACCCATTCCTGGGCAAGTCGGAGGCGACCATCGTCACGCTCATCAGTCAGGATCTGTGCACCAAGGAGACCAAGGTCTTCTGGACGAATCAGGCCTACGTTTACGCGGAGGCCGAGGCACGCATGGAGGAGAATGGTCTGAACTTCTGGGAAATGGCCCGCAAGAAGCAGCGCGAGCTCCTCGATGATATCGTGCAGGAGATCGTGGATGCCATCGACGAGGCGGCAGAGGCCTCGGCGGTCGATGCCCGCAACAGCCTCGGGCTGGCATCTGGCGAGGGAGAAGGCGACCCTGAGCCCAAGCCGGGCGACCCGCCCCCATCGCCGGGGAGCGCGGCAACGGGCGGCGCTGAATGAAGCCGTCGCGCGACATAGCGCGCCTGACCGATGAGATGCTCGACGCGCGGCAGCGGGCCAGGCTGCTGCAGCTCAATGGGATCGAGCGGCTCATCGCCCGCAAGCTGCTCGCCGAGATGCGCGATGCGCTGGAGGAGAAGGACGGCGTGATCACCAGCCGGCTGCAGTACTCGGCGCTCGCCAAGCGAGTCGATGCGGTCTTCGATGCGGTGCAGCAGAAGGGCCTGGGCGACCTGGGCGCGCAGCTGGTGAACGACATGAAGGGCGTGCTGAAGTTCAACTCGGACTACAACAAGAGCCTTCAGGCGGTGAAGGGCGGCCAATTCAAGGCCATCCGCGCGGCGGTGGATGCGGCGATGCGCAAGCGGATGGGCATCGACAGCGAGGACGCCATCCGGCCCAAGGGCTACCTCGCGCAGCTGTTCAACACGCGGCCATCGCGCGAGGAGCTGGCCAAGATGGTGGCGAAGCTGGTGGCGGCGAAGATCCCGATGCGCAAGTTCGAGAGGGCTCTGCGCGTGAAGGTGGCGGGCACAAAGGACACGCAGGGCTTGCTGGAGAAGCACCTCGGCGGCTTCGTGCTGGACACCTACCAGGTGGCGGACAGCATCACCAACAACGAGTTCGCCAAGCGCATGGGGCTGCGCTACTTCATCTACAGCGGTGGGCTGATCGAGACGAGCCGGGAGTTCTGCCGTAAGCGGAACAACAAGGTGTTCACCACGGAGGAGGCGGCGAAGTGGCCGGACGACCCGACGCTGCCGCGCACGAAGGCCGAGGCGGATTCAGGCGTGCTCACCGACTACGTGCCGCTGGAGGACCGAGGTCGCTGGCGGTGCAGGCACCGGCTGCTCTACATCCCCGAGGAGGAGGCGTTCCGGCGCAGGCCGGAGTTGCGGCCAAAGGCATAGATTCGCCATCATGAAACGCTTCTTCCTCGACCCGTGGTTCGTTGGCTGGGCGCTTCCGCTGGTCATTGCGTGCGCGGTCATCGCTTACGGCAACATCCACACCGGCGAGCCTCTCAGCAGGCTCTCCCCGTGGAACTGGGCATGGGTGGCGCTCATCGCTGCGATTGTCATCGGCGGCCGCTCATATCAGTACTTCAAGCAGCACCGATGATCAGCATCGCCGCCATCGTGATCGCCATCGCGTTCCTCGGGGTGCTCACCTTCCACGCCTTCAACGCGGCGGACACCGACACGCTGCGCTTCGACAAAGGCCTGCCTCCGGACCACGATGGCAACTTCAAGAAGCGCTTGGCCTATGGCGCCATCGTCTACGTCCTCGCCTGCGTGGCCTGGGCGGTCGCCAGGCTCACCATGCACGTCGATTCGATGTTGGGCGTTCTCGCCCTCATCCCCATGGGCCTCGGCTGGTGGGACGCCTCGTTCCGCCTGCTGCTGAACCTGATGCGCGAGAGGCCGTGGTGGTACCTCGGCCCGTCGCGGCGCACCAAGCACGAGAGCGCCATCGACACGCGGTTCTGGAAGGCCGCCTACGGCCATTGGAGCATCGAAGAGAGCGACAGGCCGGTGCTGGTCTTCTCGGCCACAGGGAAGCGCGCTGGCGCGCTGGCCTACGGATTCGATGCCTTGCTCTGGATCATCGGCGCCATCGCCTTGGTCCTGCTCTCTTGCGCTGATGCCATGCCCGGATAGGCGCGAGCCCCGAAGAGGCCGACAGACTTTCGAGCTGGTTTGGCGGGCGCTCAGAGGGAACGGTCCCCGCAGCAATGCGGGGATCGTGCTATACATTCGCCGCGCGTGATTAAACCCCCACGCTTCGAACGCCATGATCGTGCAAGCAACATCCACCTCCGCCGAGAAGGTCCGCTTCCCCGGCATCGACGTGCTCACCGAGAGCGGCCGCCGCGCCAAGCTCGACCTGCAGGACGAGCAGCCAGCCATCGAAGCCATCGAGGGCGATGCCTTCGGCGAGGTGGAGAACCTCGTGGAGGTGACCGATGAGCTCGGCACCGGCCACAAGCTCGACGCCGTGCTTCGCCCGGTGAGCCCCGGCACCGCCAACCTGCTGCGCCTGAAGGGCGATGCGGACAACGATGCAGGCGAGACGCGCCTGATCACCCTCGACTTCAGCTACGTGGTGAAGGCCGAGGAAGCCGCTGGCTTCAACGTGCCCACGCCGGTGATCGAGCCCAACGCCTGATCGCGATGACGGCGGACCTGTTGTTCCCCAACGTCGAGCTGTTCGGAACGCCATCCGGCCAGCGCGTCCGCGTGCGCGTCGGCGAGATGTTCCGCATCAGCCTCAAGGACATCGGTGAAGAGCCGATCGATTGGGCCACCACGAAGGATCGGGTCCTGAAGGTGGACGACAACGCTGGCGATGCGGTGGTGCTTGCCGAGAAGGTGGGCGCCAGCGAAGTGCAGATCCAGCGCGATCGGCAGGTGGTTCATTACATCACGGTCGAGGTGTTCAGCACCGAGGCCGCTGGCTTCAAAGCGCCTGCGCCGGTGATCGAGCCGCTGTAGCCTTCATCCCAACGCAGAACGAGAGGGCCGTCGCAAGATGGCCCTCTCGCATTTCTCCGGTAACGAATCGTTACTACATTCGCCCCCACCAACCTCAATCATGCAGAACGTCATCATCAGGAACAAGGCGGGTCTGGAGAAGACCATCACGCAGCGCGCGTGGGATTTGATGGCCAGCAAGCTCGAGCCGGGCGACACCCGGAAAGGATGGACGCGGGTGGGCAGGGCCGAAGCCAAGCCCATCAAGGGGGCGTCCCCTATGGGGCCTCGGGCAAGCTACCTGCCCGAGGAGATCCGCGAGGAGCAGGCAAGGAATCTCGCCGAGGCCGAGAAGAAGGCGCTCACGGGCATGATCGCCGGCGCACAGCCCGAAGCACCAGCGGCCGAGGCCGTGGCGCCCGTGGAGCAGGCACAGGCCGCCGAGCAGGCCCCTGCCGCCCCTGTGGCCGAGGCTGAGAAGACACCGCAGCCTCCCGCCGAGCCGAAGCAGGACGACATTGCCGCCATCCCCGGCATCGGGCCGAAGGCGGCCGAGGCGCTGGCCGGCATCGGCATCGTCTCCTTCGCCGCGCTGGCGAGCGCCGAGTCCACGGCGATCATGAAGGCGCTGGACGGCGTGGGCCTCGCCGCCAAGAAGGCTCAGGTGCCAAACTGGAAGCAGGAGGCGGCCAAACGCAGCACCAAGTGATGGAGAAGCGAGTCACCGTTCTGCGGAACATCAAGACCGGCAAGACCTACCAGGTCGGCGCCGATGGGATGAAGCGCCTGAAGGAGACCCAGATGCTCATCAAGTACGAGGTGGTGGAGCAGCGGATGGTGAAGGGCAGCGAGAAGAGCTTCCTGCCGCCCGAGATCCGCGAGGAGGTGAGCGAGGCGCAACGCGCGGCTGATGCCGTGCTCAACAACGAAAAGGGCGGCCTGCAAGGCCGAGATTGAACATGCCGAAGACAGACGCGGAAGTTCTATCAGAGCTCCTGTCCACGAGCTTGAAACTGGACGAGGCACGCATCGCCTCGATGAAGGATGCGGATGGGTCGTGGAAGGACGATGCACCCCAGCAACTGCTTCAATTCGATTCGGAACGGGTTACCGCCCGCGATGCCGAATGGGAGAAGAAGATGAGCGAGAAGGCCGGGAAGGTCAAACGCGAGACGCTGGAGGAGCTGGAGAAGTCCTTGCGCGATGAATTCGGCGTGAAGGATGCCCCTGCGCGGGGCGTCGACCTGGTGAAGCACATCGTGGCTTCACGTGCCAAGGCCGGCGACAAGGAGATCACTCCTGAGCTGATCAAGGCGCACCCCCTCTACATCGAGCTCGAAGGCAAGGCGCGGGAGTTCCCGAGCATGCTGGAGAAGACGGTGAAGGAGCGGGAGCAGGCCATCATGGCCGAGTTCGAGGAGAAGGCCCTCACCCGAGAGGCCATCGCCAAAGGCAAAGCGATATTCCAGGGCATGCGCCCCATCCTCCCCAAGAACACGGAGGTCGCGGCTGCGCAGATGACCCTGCTGGAGAACGTGATCACAGGCCAGAAGCTGCAGTTCGTGAAGGATGCCCAAGGCAACCTGACCGACATCATCCCCATGAAGGCGGATGGCAGCGGCCGTCTCGAGGATGCGCATGGGCACCCCATCAAGTTCGAAGACCTTGTCCGGAGCGGCGCGAAGCGCTTCTTCGAGTTCGAGGAAGGCGAGCGGAAGAAGGGCGCCCCTGATCCGAACGACGGGGGCCGTGGCACGGGCGATGCCGATGGGGATGGCGACGGGGAGGATTACAATCCCCGGACCATCGCCGAGTACACCGAGATGTTCGCCAGGATCGAGCGCGAAGAGCCTGACCGGGCCAAGCGCATCGAGCTCTGGGCGAAGCTCAAGGCTGCTGGCGTGAAGAACGGGGTGGTCGCGGCTTAGGCTGCGGCTCAACACCCATTCAACCCAATGTCACAAACCGCTGCGGGCAACTTCGATTGCGGAAAGTTGCTCGAGATCAAGGCCAAGGTCGAGGAGATCTATCAGGGAGGCGTCATCGACAAGGAGTACGTCCCTGATGTGGAGCCCGCTCTGGCCATCCGCGAGAACCAGACCGCCACGTTCGAAGTGCTGACCAACCCGGAGAAGGACCGGGAGGTGAAGCTGCTCTGGATCGACGACTGCGACGACGAGGATCCGGACACCTGCACCGATCAGTGCACCATCGATGGCGAGGAGATCGGCGACAACTGCGCCAACTACGTGCTGGGCGAGTGCTTCGAGAAGACCTTCAAGGTCACCGAGGAGCGCTTCCGCACCAGCATGCACAGCAAGGAGGAGGTGGTGGCGCGCGCGATGCTGAAGAAGATGAAGCTCATGGACGAGTTCTGGGCGGCCAAGGCGATCGCGTTCCTGAACGCGAGCGCTGGCGTGAACAGCTACGCCGGACAGTACACCGTGAGCGGCGGCACGACCTACGTGCCGGCCTACGCCTGGAACCCCGACATCTTCGGGTACATCGACACCGTGCTGTGGAAGAACAAGCTGAACGGGGGCAAGATGCTCTCGGGCACGCTGCTCAAGCAGTACATGTGGAAGATCGGCATGGAGGTGACGGACCCGACCGGCCAGAGCAATCAGGCCAAGATGACCAGCTTCGGGATCCCGTACTTCGATCGCCGCATCGACGACATCCTGAGCGAGCAGGCGCTGTTCCTGTTCGACCCGAACAGCGTGGCGATGGTGACCAAGGCGCGCCATGCGGCTTACACCGAGCCTCGGAAGGTGGACACCCCGAACGGCATGCAGACCTGGTACACCCAGAACAGCATGAACCTGCCGGGCGTGGTCTACGACATCGCCTACCAGGAGCTCTGCACCGGTGACGATGTGAGCCACTTCTGGAAGATCAAGACGCGCGGCGACATCTTCCTGAACCCATTGGGCTGCTCGAACGACCGCACGGGAGTGCTGAAGTTCGTCTGCGGCACGCCGTAGGGTAACGGAACGTTACTGATCGGACAGGGCCGGGGAGCGATCCTCGGCCCTGTTCCGTTCGTGCCGTTACATTTGGCGGAAATCACGAGCCATGGCAGTCAAGTTCCAAGGAGGCAGGGCGGTGCCAACCAAAGACCAAGGGCGCGAGCGTGCTCGTGCCGAGCTGACAGGGATGGTGCAAAAGATTGATGCTGCCATGCGAGCCGCATCAACATCGACATCCCTCAAGCCCGTTGTGAAGAGCAACGTGGAGAAAGACCTGCGGACTGCCCGGGGAAACATCATTGGGGCCATTCAAAGCCTTGATTTCAACGAGGACTTCTAACAGATGTCCGCCGTCACCTCCTGCTTCGAGAACATCATCGGCCTTAGCCGGACGGACTGCCCATGCGTGGAGGACCGGCCGGAAGGCGCCAACGTCAGCGAGAGCGGCCTGTACCTCGATGAGCTTCCGGGCCTGAACCTGCGGCTGATCAACGCCACGCAGGACTGCGGCTCGGAGGGCATCTGGAGCAAGATGGAGCGCGCGGTGGAGAACGCCATCGACGAGACGGTGACCGAGCTCATGGCCTGCATCGCGGCCAACACCGACCCGGCCAGGCCCATCGG